ATATCGTCAACAGTGATCTGACACTGACACCTTGCTATGTCGTCAAGGGACAAGGCTATTTCGCCCACGGATCGACGCTTGCAGAAGCCGTTGTCGCGTTGCAAGGAAAAATCTTCGAGAACATGGATGCTGACGAAGCAATTGAAAAATTCATGGGTGAATTCAAGAAGGGCGAAGCGTACAGCGGGCGATTGTTCTTCGACTGGCACCATTGGCTTACAGGATCATGCCAAATGGGACGCGAATCCTTCGTCCGCGATCGTGGCTTGTCTCTTGACGCGACGTACACGGTTGATGAATTTATCGAAATTTGCGAAAACGCCTACGGCGGCGATGTTATTAAGCAACTGAAAGAAAGGTGGAATAATCAATGAATATGACATGTTTGCTCGGCAGACTTACAGCCGAGCCTGAATTGAGAACGACACAAAGTCAAGTGCCGGTATGCAGCTTCACGCTTGCCGTTGACCGTGCATACACTCCGAAGGGGCAAGAGAAGCAGACGGACTTCATCAATATCGTTTCTTGGAGGCAGACAGCAGAATTCGTTTCTCGCTATTTCCGCAAGGGTCAGCGCATGGCATTGACTGGCACATTGCAGTCCCGCAAATACACCGACAAGGAAGGCAACAATCGTACAGCCTATGAGGTGGTCGCAGATAACGTGTTTTTCGCCGAAAGCAAGCAGGGCAATGATTCTCCTTCGATTACCGCAGAAACGCCTCAGAATCAATCCTCAGTTAACTACAACGACTTTGCACCGTACAATCCGAATGACGGATTCACGGAAATCGTTGGCGAAGATGAAAGTCTTCCCTTTTAAGGCGGTGGAGTGATGGCTGAACGCAGGATGTTTGCTAAGACAATCATAGACAGCGATGCATTCATCGATATGCCGCTTTCGACTCAGGCTCTGTACTTTCACCTCTCGATGAGAGCTGACGATGACGGCTTCATCAACAATCCGAAGAAAATCCAACGCATGGTCGGTGCATCGGATGATGACCTCAAGCTACTTGTGATGAAGCGATTCATCATTCCCTTTGAATCGGGTATTGTGGTCATCAAGCATTGGAAGATTCACAATTACATCCGCAACGACCGCTATAAACCTACCGTGTACGCGGAGGAAAAAGCTCTTCTCGAATGCAAGGAGAACGGAGCTTATACAGAGATGGATGCCGATGGTATACCAAGTGACAACCAAGCGGTATACCAAATGGAAACCCAGTATAGGGTAGGTAAGGATAGTCTAGGTGAGGTTAGTTTAGGAGAGGATAGTGTAGATGGTGGTGCGGACACAAATGTCCCCACCAAACCTCCCGTCCGGCACAAGCATGGCGTGTACAAGAATGTTCTGCTCTCTGACGCTGATGTCGATAAGCTGATTGCTGAATTTTCCGACTACCAGGAGCGCATTGACAGGCTTTCTGAGTACATGAAATCTACTGGCAAGACGTACAAAGATCACCTTGCTACCATCCGAGTTTGGGCGAGGAAGGACAAGGCTGCTCCGAAGCAACAGAAGCAGCAGAGCAGCAATCCGTTTCTATCGATGCTTCAGAACGGAGGGCAGTGATATGGCTAGAAGCAGACAACCGAGGAAGATCATCTGTGAGGACTGTTATGGAGTGTTCGAGTCTTGTGCGCTGAACGTGAAGCGTTGTGCTGAATGTCGCAACACAAGAGAACTGAAGCGTCAGAAGGAGATTCGCAAGAAACAGAAGGCTGCGGCTGCTCCTCGCAAGAAAAGCGTAGTCGATGTCGTGAAGGAGCTTGTCGCCTATAACGAGGCACATGGCACACACCTCACCTATGGACAGTATGTGGTGATGACAGATGTTTAATGATTGTTATGGTTGCACCAGACGCCATGTCGGATGTCACGCTGAGTGTGAGAGCTATAAGGCAGACAAGCAAAAGAGCGAAGCAATCCGTGAAAAGCGACTGCATGAATCGCTTGCGTACCATGCGGTGAAGGATTCCAATAACCACGCATGGGAAATGGCTCGGAAAAAGATAAGGAGGTCTGGTAGGAAATGAGGATCGGACTCATTGATGTGGACTCTCACAACTATCCTAACCTCGCGCTCATGAAGATCTCCGCATGGCACAAGGCTCAAGGCGACATCGTTGAATGGTGGTGGGGATGGGATCAGTACGACATCGTGTACATGAGCAAGGTGTTTGATGAGACATACACTCCCGATATCCCTGAGCCGATCAACGCAAAGAAGATCATCAAGGGCGGCACCGGATACGGTTTGGAAAACACTCTCCCGTATGAGATCGAGCATATGTATCCCGACTATACCATCTATCCCGAACTCACCAAGGATACGGCATATGGCTTTTTGAGCAGAGGATGCCCACGAGGATGCCCGTTCTGCATTGTAGCAGAAAAGGAAGGCAGGAGATCCTACAAGGTGGCTGACCTCAGCGAATGGTGGGACGGTCAAAAGAAAATCGTGCTGTGCGATCCGAACATCCTCGGCTGCCGTGAGCATATGGATTTACTTGGACAGCTTGCTGAATCAAAAGCATGGGTGGATATCAATCAGGGCATCGATGCCAGACTCCTCACAGAGAATAACATTGAGGCTCTGAACGCTGTGAAGATGAAGAACATCCACTTTGCATGGGATTTGATGGATCAGTCTGAAGCAGTCCTGCGTGGTCTGAATATGTACCTCGAACTTGGGAAGATACGAGACCCTAGTAAGCGGTCGGTGTATGTGCTTACCAATTACAACACGACTATGGAAGAAAATCTATACCGCATCTACACTCTAGACGAGATCGGCTACGACCCGTATGTGATGGTATATGATAAGCCTCATGCGTCGAAGGAAATCAAGCGGTTGCAGCGGTGGTGCAACAACAAGAGAATCTTCCGTAAGTGCAAGCGATTCGAGGACTATGACACAAAGAAAGGATGATGGAGAGTGCGAACTATCTACAGCTCAAAGACGGATTTGTGGGAGACACCGCAGGATCTCTTTAAGCGATTCGATGACCAGTATCATTTTGACATTGACCTATGTGCATTGCCGGAGAACGCAAAGTGTGAGAGGTATTTCACGCCACAGGACGATGCGCTCAAGCAGGAGTGGAGCGGTGTCTGTTGGTGTAATCCACCGTATGGAAGGCAGCTTGTAAAATGGGTCGCAAAGGCGGCGACATCGAACGCGACTGTTGTTATGCTTCTCCCTGCCAGAACAGACACACGGTGGTTTCACGAGTATTGCTTGCCTCATGGCAAGGTTGAGTTCATCAGAGGCAGGGTGCATTTTGGAGGTAGCGTGAATCCGGCTCCGTTCGCCTCGATGGTTGTTGTGTTTAATGGAAAGGGATGATAACGATGAAAGAATATATCGAGCGGGAAGCGGCAATCGACTATATTGATAATGAAATCAGCAAACGACTGATAAATGAACTTCCCGCCGCCGATGTGCAAGAGGTTCGGCACGGCGAGTGGTATGTAATCGAGTATGAGTATCTTAACTGTTCCGTGTGTGGAGAGTCAATGTATACGGGGTGTAATTCCACCAAAGAAGCAGAACTGCTGAAACACCACTGGAAGAACTACTGCCCGAACTGCGGCGCTCGAATGGACGGAAAGGGTGATGATCGATGAAAAGGGTAAAAGAAGCCGCTCCCGTGATCTGTGAAAAATGCGGAAAGACCTTTCAAACAAAATACGCTTTCATTTGCCCCAAATGTATAAAAAAGGCGAGTAGTGAACGGGCGAAGCGTATTAGGTTGAATAAGTTGGGGAACGATGCCTATTCACAACAAAAACGCGAATATCACGAAAAACTGAATGGAAAGGGTGATGCGTGATGAAGTCTGTATTGATAAGCATACAGCCGAAATGGTGTGGATTGATATGCAAATTTTTGGGCTATGACAACCGCAGACCGCTTTACAAGAAGCGTTTGGAGTTGCGAAAGTCAAAGCCGAATTGTGAAACACCTTTTAAGGCTTATATCTATTGCACACAAAAGTTTGACAGAAGCGGCAACGGATATTTTCAAGGGAAATATAGCGGCAAAGTCATAGGCGAGTTTATATGCGATTACGTTTTAAGCCATTGTGAAATGGCAAACGCAGATGTAGCTGAACAAATGTCGTGTGTTCCAAGAGAAGATGTTTGAAATATTCAAACGGGAAAGAGGTTTACGGCTGGCACATTTCCGATCTTGTAATCTACGACAAGCCGAAAGAATTGAGCGAGTTTATGAAGCCTTGTGAAAATGACCTTTACTGCGAAGAGTGTGCAATGTATAACGAATTTGAGGAACAATGCCACAACGAAGCGTTGAGAATAACACGACCGCCGCAAAGTTGGTGTTATGTAGAAGGGGTGTCGTGATGGCTGAATTGAAACCGTGTCCGTTTTGTGGTGGTGAAGCTGAAATGCATTTTCAGTCAGTTTATACGGACTCTGCAGTCTGTGTTGTGTGTGCCGAATGTAAGGCGCGAACAAGATTGGTTCTGTTCGATTGTAAATATATATTTTACAGAGGCGAACAAAACGTGTTTGTTACACAAGAAGAAGCCGAGGATGACGTAACAGAATTGTGGAATAGAAGAAACGGTGAAAAGCAAGACGGCGAACTTTCTGCTTTGCATGAAGCAATTGCGGATTATTATTCAAAACACGTAAGAGGTGATACAAATGCCGAGGTTGATTGATGCGCGTGGGGTTGCATTGCAAGTACAGCGAAACCTTATGCCGAATGCTGACGATTGCGGCATGGTTACAGTCGAAGATGCTGAACGGTATTTTTTGAGATTGCTTGACAAAGCCACCACCGTGGATGCCGTTGAAGTGGTGCGGTGTCGGGATTGCGGCAACTGCGAAGAATACTCCAACGGCAATGTTCTGTACTGCGCTCATTGGGGACGAAACACTGAGCCAGATGGATATTGTCACGAATGTTGCTAAGAAAGGACGGTGACGGATGATGGATATTAAAAAGTACAGCGATATGATGCGGTTGATTGGCAATATCGAGGGCGCGGCAATGGTGATCGACGGCGGCGCAGCGGTGTTTATTGGCGAAACGGTTTCGACAATCGCCAATATGATTGACGATGAGATGAAGACAAAACTTTTAAGTGAAAGGTGTGAGGATGATGCGTGAACGGTTGATTGAGCTGGTAAAGGCAAGCCTTATGAAGCATATCGACAAGAGCTGTATGCTTGCCGAAAACATTACAGATGATCTTATCGCCAACGGCGTGATCGTGCCGCCTTGCAACGTGGGCGATACGGTGTATATCGTTGACGGCACAACTGACAAAGTTGTCGTGGGCGAGATTGAAAAACTTGAATATAACATACATACCGAGCCTATGGAATGGATAACAGTTGCAGGGTACTATCCATTCTTCGGTAGGTTGACAACAAAAGACAAAGCAGACCAACTGATCGGCAAAACCGTATTCCTTACCCGCGAAGAAGCGGAACAGGCATTGAAGGAGCGTGAAGGCGAATGATTGTTGACAGCGGAAACCGCACGGAATTCGAGACCGGCGCGGTACGGGATATCCAAGAAGGCAAAGGTCGGTGCGATCTGCTCCCGCTCGATATCGTGGCGCCGTTACTGGAAAAAGCGGGACCGGCTCTTTATGCTGTGCATGAGTTTCAAAAGGACGGAGAGCCGCAACATCTCCATGATGCCATTCATCTGTTCAAGCGTTTTGCCGGGTACAAAGGCATAGCAGATTTGATGCTCGAAGTTGCGGTGCATTTTGAGGAAGGTGCCAAGAAGTACGGTGATCGGAACTGGGAAAAGGGAATCCCGGTTAAGCGGTACATCGACAGCGGCGTCAGACACTACCTCAAATACCTGCGCGGTGATACAGATGAACGGCACGACCGGGCATTTGTTTGGAACATGCTGTGTGCGATGTGGACGTGCGTCCATCATCCCTCTCTGAACGAATACCGCAAAAAGGAGAGTGAGAACGGATGACCAGAGCGGAAGCGATTAAGCTGCTTGCTCTCATCAAGGTGGCGTATCCCACATCGTATAAAGATATGGATGAGGGATCGCTCAATGCTACGGTCGCCATGTGGGAATCCACCTTTCCGCATACACCGTATGCCATTATGGAGATGGCGTTTGAACGGTACAGGCGGCGATTCAAATTTCCACCCACCGTGGCTGAGATGGTTGATGAGTTGCGGCATATTCACTACAAAGCAACCGGCGATGCACTTACATATGCAAGCATTCGTTATGACTCTGACTATGTCAAGCGGTGTCGCTGGGTTGCGGACAAGACGGCCGTATTTGCCCGGGGCGGGGACGATTACATCGACTACAGTGTAGTTACGGACAAGATGCTGATCAGCGGAGGATATAAAGCTATAGGAGGCGGTAACGATGGTTAGATATGAGGATCAATGCGTGGACTGTGGACTTCCTTGCATGGGTAATTCATGCCCGAACAAGAACGTTCCCGTGATCTATTGCGACGAATGCCACGATGAGATTGATGAGGTTTACGATGTAGATGACGATGAGCTTTGCGAAGACTGCTGTCTGAAACGCTTTAGGAGGGCTACATGAAGCACAATGTGTCTCCGATGGCACTATGCCCATTCTATCGCTATTATGAGCGGCACAAGATTGTATGCGAGGGCGTGCAAGAGGATGCAACAATCCACATGGCGTTCGGCAATCCCAATGACCGCAAGGATTATGAGAGAGCTCGGTGCTGCGGCGATTATAAGAAATGTCCTGTTGCACAGATGCTCTACCGAAAATGGGGTGAGATCCTATGAGTACAAAATGCGGAAATAAGAGAGTGCGCGGATATGACGGCAAGGAATATGACAGCGTCAAGGAGATGCAAAGATCCGCATACCTTCGTGCTCTTGAAAGAGCAGGTATTATCAGTGACCTTCAGACGCAGGTCAAATATGTCTTGATCCCTACACAACGTGAGCCTGATATCATAGGCAAGCGTGGCGGCATCAAAAAAGGCAAGCTGATCGAGAAGGAGTTATCGTACTATGCCGACTTTGTATACACAGACAATGCTTCCGGCAAGCAGATTGTCGAGGATGTCAAGGGTCACCGTGACCCCAAGAGCGCAACATATGCCAAGTATACCATCAAGCGAAAACTGATGCTGTATATTCACGGTGTCAGAATACTGGAGACATGAGAGGCGAATGCCTCTCTTTTCCTTTTTAGGGGGGGATACATAAAAAGAAGAATGGGTGTAGATTGAATATATCATACAAGGGAGGAGCGTTCTGTGAGTTGTATCGACTGGAAAACAATCAAAGCCGAATATATCGCGGGAGGCACTTCCTACCGCAAATTGGCTGAAAAGCATGGGGTCGGATATCAAGCAATATGCCGTAGGTCTCAGGAAGAAGGCTGGATAGCTCTCCGAGAACAACACGAGAACAAAACCGTAACAAAAGCACTCGACAAAATCAGCGAAAAAAAAGCCGATACGATGGCTCGTGTTGATAGTCTTGCGGATAAGCTCCTCGATAAGATCGAGAGGGCAATTGAAGAGATTGACCTTCAGCTATTTAAGCACACGGAGAAGACCAAAATCATTGAGTACAACAATGAACTGAGACCTGATAAGCCGACAAAGGAAACAATTCACGAGGAAGAGAAACTGATTGAAGCACACAGCATCGTTGATCGCCGAGGTTTGCAACAAGTGGCCGCTGCTCTCAGGGATGTCAAGGAAGTTAAAATGCTTCGTTCTGAGTTGGATAAACGCGAACAGGAAGCACGTATCGCCAAGCTCAAGAAGGACGCTGAAGCCAACAATGACACCGGTGGCAGTGAGATCACGGTCGTTATCGAGGGAGGGGATTCCTCATGGCGAAAGTAGAGATACGAATCCCTGAGCCAAACGAGAAGCAAAAGCTGTTCCTTGCCGATCTCCATCGCCATGTTGCATACGGAGGCGCACGAGGTGGCGGTAAATCATGGGCGGTGCGTGTCAAGTCTATTCTCCTGTGCCTTGCATGGGCAGGAATCAAGATATTGATCGTCCGTAAGACCTATAAGGAACTGACCAACAACCACATCATTCCTCTACAGAACATGATACCTTCTGAGGTGGCACGATACAACAAGACTGAGAAGGTGTTCACATTCACAAATGGCTCTACCATATGGTTTGGTTACTGTAACAACGATGGCGACCTAGACCAGTATCAAGGTGCTGAGTATGATGTCATCTTCTTCGACGAGGCAACACAGCTCCAAGAGTCATGGATCAAGAAGATCAACCTTGCAGTCCGTCAACCTAATGGACTGCCTAAGCGTACATATTACACTTGCAATCCGGGCGGCGTTTCACATAACTACATCAAGAGACTATTCATCGACAGAGTATATGAGGATGCTGAGATTCCTGAGAACTACAGCTTCACACAGGCTCTTGTCACTGATAACAAGGTGCTGATGGAGATGTCTCCTGAGTATAAGGCAGAACTTGAAGCTCTCCCTCCCAAGCTCCGTAAGGCATGGCTTGAGGGAGACTGGAACGTGTATGAAGGACAGTTCTTCGAGGACTTCGTTGACCGTCCTGACTACTATGCTGACCGCACATGGACGAATGTGATTGAGCCTTTTGAGATCCCCGAAGGGTGGAAGATATACCGCTCGTTCGACTGGGGTTACAACAAGCCATTCTCATGTATGTGGTTTGCTGTGGACTATGACGGCGTGGTGTACCACATCCTTGAGCTGTATGGTTGCACCAAGACTCCCAATGAGGGCGTCAAGTGGACACCGCCTCAAGTGTTCGCGGAGATCCACCGCATCGAGACAGAGCATCGGTGGCTGAAGGGTAAGAAGATTACCGGCGTGGCTGACCCTGCTATATGGGATGCCGAGACTGGCGAGTCCATAGCCGAGACAGCAGCCAAGCATCAGGTGTTCTTCACGAAGGGCGATAATAAGCGCCTCGCAGGGTGGATGCAGTGCCATTATTACCTCGCGTTCGATGAGAACGGCTTCCCGATGTTCTATGTGTTCAAGAACTGCAAAAACTTCATCAGAACGATTCCTCTTCTTCAATACGATGACCACAAGGTTGAGGATATCGACACATCGCAGGAGGATCACATCGCCGATGCGTGGAGATATTTCCTCATGTCCCGTCCGATATCGCCGAGAATCGCCAAAAATCCTGATGAGTATGAAACAACCAATCCCATGAGTCTCTTCCTTGACATCCCCAAAGAGGATGTGCAAGGAAGACGGCACATTTCAAAAATGATCATCAAAGATGGAGGTTAAGATATGCCCTTACAACAGAATGATGCCGTTATGGTCGATTCCAATGCTGTGAACGGCATGGATACTCCTATGAAGGCTATTGACGAAAAACAAGTCAAGGAAGCCTATCAGACTCTTTTGAAATACAAGTCCGGCAAGACCAACCTCGAGAAACGAATCATCGACAATGAGAATTGGTACAAAATGCGTCATTGGGAATGCATGCGCGATGCCAAGAATGACATTCAGCCTACATCGGCGTGGTTGTTTAATTGCATTGCCAATAAGCATGCGGACGCAATGGACAACTTCCCAGCTCCAAACATCCTTCCCCGCGAAGAAGGCGACAGAGAAGAGGCAAAAATGCTTACCTCGATCATTCCTGTTGTGCTGGATCAGAATGACTTTGAGACCACATATTCGGATGTGTGGACA